TATTAAGCCCAAACAAACAACAAAAAGGTTACGAAACGGTTACTTTAAAAGGTAATATAAATAAAATGTGTTCTATTCATAGATTAGTTGCAAAAGCATTTATACCGAACCCCCAAAATAAAAAAGAAGTTAATCATATAAATGGTATTAAAAATGATAATAGATTAGAAAATCTTGAATGGGCAACATCATCTGAAAATAGAGTACACGCATATAAAACAGGTCTTCAAAAAGGTCACCAAAAAAGAGGTAAAGATAGTCCATTATCAATGCCAGTTATTCAGTTAACATTAGATGGCAAATTTGTAGCAAAATATGCAGCAGGAAAAGAAGCTGCAAGACAAATACGTGGTCATGCAGGTAGTATAAATAGATGTTGTAATGGTAAAAATAAATCATCATCAGGTTTTAAATGGGAATTTTCAATATAAATTATGATAATATTATTAAACGCTCTATGGATTTCAGGTTTTGCTTTTGCACTTCATGAGTTTTTCCATTTTTTAATTAGCAAGTTTCCCAATAGGAAACTAAAGAAACCTTTTAGTTGTGTGACTTGCCTTTCTTTTTGGGTAGGGTTAATTGCTTCGGTAGTTCTTTTCGATCCTTTGTTAATCTTTCTGCCTTTTGTTTTTACTAAAGTAATCAATAAGTTTTTATGGAATTGACACAGATGCAGTATGAGTTAATTATAGACTCTATAAAACGATATAGATTAACCATGTCAGAAAGATTTATGGTTTACCATGACGAAGACATCCACATGGCGAATGTTTTAAGAAAAGACTTAGGGATAAACGAGCCACTTCCTAAGTGTAGTTCATGCGACGGCTTAGCCTATAGTGAGGCTTTATTTGGAGAGTTAAACAAATTAGTAATCAATTATGAAATACATCAAAGTAAAATGTAGCGGAAACGCAGGAGATATAGTTTACTCATTGAGCAGTCTATATCAGTATTGCCAGGATAACAACTGCAAAATAGTTTATTATATTAAAATGGATATGCCAAGTGGTTTCACTTTAGAGACACATCCAACGGGTGCAGTTATGATGAATGACTTTATGTTCGATTTTCTTGCACCATTACTAAAAGCCCAACCTTACATTCATGATGTTATAAAGTTAGGCAAAGAAGAGAATGTAATTTTAGATTTTGATATTGACTTATTTCGAAAGGACTATGTTAATTTGTCAGCAGGCAATATTCAGAACTGGATTTCAAACACCTATCACGAATTTAGACCAAACCTAAGTAAGCAATGTCTATTCTTACCTGAAAACATCGGCAACAATTACATAATCGTAAACCGAACTACACGTTACAATAACTTCTTTATTGATTATTCAGTCTTAGCACAATACGATAATGTATACTTTGTAGGGACTGAGAAAGAGTTTAAACGCTTTGCGATTCACAATAATAACATTACTCATTTAAAAGTTTCTAACGCCTTAGAGATGGCAATAGCAATAAACGGATGTAAGTTATTTATTGGCGGTCAATCCTTAGCCTTTAGCATTGCAGAGCAATTAAAAGTCAAAAGAATATTAGAGCAGTATCTTTACGCTCCAAATGTTATCCCTCAAGGGGGCGAATGGTTTACTTTTCACACTGACGAACAATTTAAAAACATATTAAACAAAGTATTATGAAAATTTTAGCAATCACATTTTTATCAATTATTGTCTTATGGATAATATTTGCAACTATCGTTATGATATGGGGTAATTTATTTAAGAAGCCCCTCCGAGAAAAACTTGAGGAATTTACTCTTAGCTTTCTTATAGGGATGGTAATGGTAGTATTTCTTTGTGTTATATTAAAATCATTAATCTTAATATTATGATTGACGAATACGAAAAAATAGGCAACAGTTACAAGAGCAAAGTGTTCGGTAACCCTCAAGACATTTACACCGACAACTACTGGTCAACTCCGATTCGTTCATCCATTGATGAACAAGTGGCTAATGTGGTAGACAAGAATAGACTTGTCATGGAAAATTTAACTTTAATCGAACCTCGCAAGAACTTAGAGATTGCTTGTTCGCCTGGCGTTTTGCTTGGTGAAATGTCAAGGAACTTTGAGTGCGTAGGTATCGAGGTTGATTCAAAGTATAAAGAACAAATTGAAAAGTATTCCAACGGCTCAGCTTTACACTTTGGGTTCTTCCCTGAAATCACAAAGGAGTGGGATTCAAGCCAATTCTCAAACATAATAGCATTAGATGTCTTTGAACACATTGAGGATAGTAAAGGATTCTTAAGAGAGTGCAATCGTTTAATGGTCAAAGGTGGGCATTTAATAATCCAATCCCCTATAATCTTAACCGATGGGCAAATGGATGACAAAATGTTTAACGGCTTAGAACATATTTGGATTTATGGGATTGAGGACATGAAAGCCTTGTTAATTGAAAACGGGTTTATCATTCACGATATTCAAAGACATAAGGTTGGACACGAACAAATAACCGCAGTAAAAATATAGAAATTATAAACAAAAAACAATATATTATAAATAATGGGAGTCCCTAAAACGCAAACCAACAAACTTACTGAGGATGCAATCTTAATGTTTCCTGAGATGTCCAAGACTTCGATTGCAAGATACTTATTTGCTACCTATCCAACACACTTCAATAACATAGAGAATGCCAGGTCAATGGTTAGAAAGCTAACAGGAGCGCAAGGGGATTTAAGACGAAAGTACAAACAAGTCGACCATGTTCCTGCAAGAGAGACTCAATTTAATCTACCTAAGTCAGAGGGTAAGTCAAGAATATTCTACCATTTAGATAAGTCCATTAAGAACGCCCTTATCCTTTCTGACATACACTTCCCGAACCATGATGTCGAAGCTTTAAGGAGTGCGCTGATATACGGTAAGGAAAATAACATTGATTGTATAATTTTAAACGGAGACATCTTAGACAACGAACCATTCACTAATCATGATGCACCCCCTCAGAAGTTGACCGCAGTAGCTGAATGGTTTCAAATGGCTGAAGATTTTCTTGATATGTTGATTAAAGAGTTTGGAGTTCCTATCCATTGGACTGAGGGCAACCACGATAACTGGTATAAGAGATGGCTAATGAAGAAAGCCCCAATCCTTTTCAATGATGCTTACTACACAATGTCATCAAGACTTAAGTTAAGAGAAAAGGGAATAAAGTTTCATGACGAAAACATAATCTTCATGGCAGGCAAACTCCCAATCACTCATGGTCATCTATTAGTAAGGGGGGCATTCTCTCCAGTTAACCCATCAAAAGGAATATTCAACAAACTAAAAGGCTCAATGCTTATAGGACATTGTCATCAAACAAGTGAACACTCCGAGAGTTTATTAGACGGCTCTTTAATTACAACTTACTCAACAGGATGTCTTTGCACTTTAGCACCCTCATACGATCCACATAACATGAGACATAACTTAGGATTTGCAAGAGTAGAGATAAGAGACGGTGGAAACTATAGAGTACACAACAAACGAATAGATTACTTTACAAAACAAATTTACTAATATGTGGATAGAAGTTTTTGAACTAACGGCAGAACAAGAAGAGCAAGATTGGTACGATTTAGCAGAGTGCAACATCGTTTCAAGATTCTTTCTTACGATGGATTCCTTTTCCAAGTACACCGATGTGAACGGCTACGAATATGTATCGTTTTACTCTGGGGGGTGTGAATGGATTAGCATTTTAAAATTGGATGAGTTTTTGGAGCTCTATATAAATAAAACACCATGAAGCCAAGACAAAGAACCGACCACGATTTATTAAGTAGACAAGAAGAGGCGAAACGAATAATTAAACGCCCTCAGTTTACTTCAAACTTTACCGCAGACAATAGACTATTCTATTTATACTTAGACATAATTAAACAAAAATAACATGGCAGGACATCCAAGAAACATAGAAACACCCGAAAAGATGTGGGAACTATTTATCTCATATCAAAAACAAACCAAGGCAAACCCAAGATATAAGACTCAATTTGTAGGCAGAGAGGGAGACATGGTTAAAGAACCCTTAGAGAGACCTTTAACATTAGAGGGATTTGAGAACTACTGCTATGATATTGTGGGAGTTGTAGGTCAGTATTTTGATAATCAAGATGATTTATATAAAGAATACATTGCTATCTGTCGCATGATAAGGAAACATATCCGCCAAGACCAAATCGAGGGGGGCATGGTAGGACAATACAACCCAAGCATAACACAAAGGCTTAACGGATTGGTTGAAAGACAAGAGACAACTATCAAAGAACAACCATTATTCCCTGACGAACCTGCAAAAGATTAAACAAAAAGTGTCTTAATTAATTGATACTCATTAAACGAGTGCCAACCATCTACGGGGTGGAGACAAATAAAAGTTAAACAAAATGTTCAAACGGACTACTGCAATCAATAAACTTCTAAAACTAACCAAGAGAAAAAGGGTAGTTCAAGGGGGAACGAGTGCAGGAAAAACCTTTGGCATACTTCCGATATTGATTGACTATGCAACCAAGAACGCCAAGAGCGAGATAAGTGTAGTAAGTGAAACAATTCCCCATTTGCGTAGAGGTGCAATCAAAGACTTTCTTAAGATAATGGATTGGACGGGGCGTTATATCGATACTAATTGGAATCGAACTTTACTAACTTACACATTTGCGAACGGTTCTTTTATTGAGTTCTTTAGCGCAGACCAAGAAGCCAAACTTAGAGGAGCAAGAAGAAACATTCTTTATGTTAACGAGGCGAACAACTTATCCTTTGAAGCTTACCATCAACTAAGCATAAGAACCTCACATCACATATGGTTAGACTTTAACCCGACCGCAGAGTTTTGGGTACACACCGAAGTATTAAAAGAAGAAGACTCGGAGTTGATTATTCTCAACTATAAAGACAATGAGACTTTAAGTGAGTCTATTATTAAGGACATTGAATCAGCAAAGGAGAAAGCCAAGACATCAGCATATTGGGAGAATTGGTATAAGGTCTACGGACTCGGAGAACTTGGAGCGGTGCAAGGAACTATATTTAGTAACTGGAGTACAATAGACACCATCCCGAACGATGCAAGACTTTTAGGCATAGGATTAGACTTTGGCTATTCAGTCGATCCAACGGCTTGTATTGGGATTTACAAGTACAATGACAGTTACATCCTGCATGAGTTGATATATCAAAAGGAACTATCTAATAAAAACATATTTGATTTGATAAAGTCAGAGCCGACAATGGTCATATGTGACTCAGCAGAACCCAAATCAATAGCAGAACTACAAAGCTACGGTCTTAAGTGTATGGGTGCTTTAAAAGGCAAGGATTCAATCTTGCACGGGATTCAATTGATTCAACAACAAAGCTTACTAATAACCAAACACTCAACTAACCTAATCAAAGAACTGAGAGGTTATGTTTGGGCAACTGACCGAGACAACAAACCAACAGGCAACCCCGTTGAAATAAACAATCACTTAATGGATGCCATGCGATATGGCTTCACTCACATTATACAACAACCAGGCTTAGGAACATATAGAATAAGATGAACATAAAACAATACCAAGGAATCTACAACGCTATTAAGTTAGGCGGAGACGATGAAATAAGAACGGCATACAATGTGATGTCAGTTTTAACGGGAAAGTCAATTGGCGAATACCGAAAGATGAAATGGCTTGACTTTGTAAAAGAGCAGGAAGCTTTAGAGATTCCCGACATCACTTCTTTTCCTGATGCTTGGGTAACCGAGTTTGAGGTTAAGGGTGAAAAGTACTTTGTCAATCAGTATATAACCGATTGGAATACCGAACAGTTTATTTCCATGTCCTCTTTGACAAAGGAGAAAGAAGCCATCGTAGACAATCTGCATTTAATCTTAGCGACATTATGCTATAAAGACAAAGACGAAGATGTTCAAATGACTGAGTTTAATCGACGGGCTGAATTATTCAGAGATCATTTAGACGTGGATGTTGCTTATCCGATAGGGTTTTTTTTTGCACTTCTTTTAGTGAAATTGTCGGAGACTATCCAGTCCTCTTCAACAAAGAAAAAGACCAAGAAGAAGAAGAGCAAGAGTCGGATTGGTTCTCTAATAAGTGGTCTTGGTATGCGACAATTGATAAACTATTTGCGAAAGAAGATAGGAGCAAGTTTCCGTTCTATTACAAAATGAACGCTTATGACTTCTTGAACCATCTATGTTACTTGAAAGATAAAACCGATAACCAACCAAAGAAATGAAACTAAGTGATGAGATATTAGACAAGTGTGCGGATGTCCTATTAGAATGGGGCAATAAGAACGCCGAGCAAATGAGAGTCTTCTTAAGGCAAAGACTAAAACAAAAACAAACTGAATCTAACTTAGCGCAGAGCATTCAAACCAAAGGCGCAATGGTCAAAGGCGATGTTGTGACAATGACAATCGACCTAAACGATTACTGGATGTTTGTAGATTTAGGAGTCAAGGGTTTAAAAAATCGCTCAGCCTCAGGAGTGCCGACTAAGACTTATACAAATAAAGACTTTCCAGGTGGGTTCTCATTTAAAAATATGGCAACACCGCCTCAAATGATTAGTAACTTACAAGACTACATCGCAAGGAAAGGTATACCCGTAAGGACAAGCAAGAGTCAAAGTGGAGCTGAGGTAATTAAAAATAGTTTTACAATGGCTCAATCAATGGCGGATGCAATCAAGATGAAAGGTATTGACGGCACTCAGTTCTATTCAGATACATTTAACGATGAATCATACCGAGAGTTAACCGAACAACTTTCAAAGGTAATCGGTCAAGAAGTAGAGTTCAGATTAATAACCGAATTTAAGAAGTAGGTATGGATATGTTTAGTTATTTATTCGGTGTTCTTATAGGGGCTATAGGGGCAAGAGTTATGCTTGAGTGGAGAAAGTCAAAAGAATAGCAAGGTATTTTTAAACTTAATTAATATTATATAAGTAATGGCAGTTACATTCATTCAACAACCTGACCTTTTCGTAAGTGGGTTCGATCCAATTATCTATTTGGCTTCGAGCAGTCAAACAACGCAAACGAACTTTAGATATCGCATTCAAATATTAGATGCTTCGGCAAATGTAATAACTGAGTTAAGAAAGCCTGCTTACTATGCTGATGGAACTGTGGACTTAGATGCACATAGAATCATAGAGAACTATTTGAGTTACGATATGGCTAATCTAATCGCAGGTTCGGTAGGTTTTAAAACTGGAGTCAATGTGTTTAAAAAGTTTAAGATTAACATTCGGGAGGAATACGGAGCAGTCATAAGTGGTTATGCAAGTGCTGAGTCATCTTACATCTACGCTATTAATTCAGCTCAAACTTACCTCAATCAAATAAACAAGCCTATAAACGGTTTAGTCTATAAAGGTATACCGACAACCTTTGGAACATTTTTAACTAACCAACCCTCAACAATCGATATAAGAGTCGGGGATAGTTATGAATTAGGATTCTTGAATTATGCGACCAACGGAACTGACCATATGAGAGTAAAGACTTATAATGAAGCAGGAACGCTACTTAAGAATAGCACATTTGCTAATCCTTGGGTGGTTGACACAACGGATAAAGAACACTTCTTATCCGTGTTAGTTGGCGCAGGGAATTTAAACTCATGGACGGTTACTTCGGGTTCGGCTCAACCTTTAATCGCTGACTCTGTTGCTAAGTATGAAATCATGTTTGAGAACTCCTCAAATACTTTGGTAAGTAATACCTTAACTTTCAGAATAGACCGAGAATGCACTCGAGACGGAAACTATAACCGATTATTTTGGCTCAATCCACTTGGTCGAATAGATGCTTTTAACTTTACGCAAATAGCGGATGACAACATAAGTGTACAAAGTAGCAATTATAATCGACTACAAGGGACGAGGACAAGCTCAAGCATAACATACAATACTTACTCACACGAACGGAGCAACTTTTTTAATTCATCAAAACAAAGATATACTTTAAACTCTGGCTACATAAATACTGAAACAAGTCTTTGGCTTAAGGAGTGTGTTCAAAGTCCTTTGATTTTTATGATTATCAATGGGCAATTCGTAGCGGTCAATATTTTAACAACTGAATACCAGGCGAAATCTACCTATAAAGAAAAGTTATTCAATGTAACGATGGAAGTGGAATTGAGTGCGGATACTAAAAGACAAAGACTATAATGAGAAATGAACTTGTAATAGGTGGATATAGCATAGACACCATTGAAGACTTAGACATCAACATCACTAAAGAAGTCTATAACATAGACGATCCGAGCAAAAGACAAAGTGACTTTAGTAAGTCGGTCGACATACCTGGAAGCAAGGCGAATGATTTTGTATTCAAGTCTTTGTTTGATGTTTCCTTTTCAATCCGTAACTCCGACCAACTCAACCCCGACTTCAACCCAAGCAAGAAGGCAACTTGTATTTACTACCAAGACACGCTGCAACAAATAAGCGGTTATTGTCAGCTCAACGAGATTAAGATATTAAACAATGACCAAGTAACTTATTCGATAACTATCTACGGAAAGAACATAGACATCTTTAGTAAGCTAACAGACAAGACTTTAAATGACCTTACAACTTTAGGGACTGCGACTTGGAATGATACCGAGATAGTAAACTCTTGGACTGCGACATTTAATCCTACAATTAAACTGACTTATCCGATGTTAGATAGGGGAGTTAGTAAGTATGGAGCTAATGGTGATGGAGGTTCAAACCTTAGTTATAATTTTAACGCCTTTAAACCGTTTCTTTATGTAGGTCATATTTTTAACGCCATCTTTGCTGAGGCTGGAGTGTCTATAGAGGTGTCATCTTTTTTTAATACTGCACAATGGCAAAAGTTAATTCTTGAATGCGATGTCGCTAAATTTAGAAAAGAACAAGCTTTAATTGATGCAAGTATAGTGAAGGCTACAAGGTCAACAACCCAAACTTTATCTTTAGTATCAAGCGCAAATGCCTCGGACTACAGTTTAATTTATGACAAAGTACTTCAGTTTAACATAACAACAACCGATCCTTTAACCCAATATAACGCAACTACTGGCACATTCACTAAATTAAACTCAGGTTACACAAACTTTGAAGCTAACTTTACTGTAGAAATAAATAAAGCAAGTGTTGGGGATGGTGGGGGTAAATTGTTTTTCTATATTATTCGCAAAAGAGGTTCAAGTTATGACCTAATAGGAGAGCATGGGGAATATATTGCTACAAATACTACTACCGATTATCTATTTAGAGTAGGCAGAAATCAAGTATATCTTGAGGCAGGGGATGAAGTAAGAGTATGTTCAGCTAATTATCTTAAAAATGGTACATTCCAAAACAATTTAATTACTTCTTTATTCTTAAAAAATAGTACAAATGATTTTAGGCAATTTGAAGATGGTCAAATAAGCTACAACCAAACATTTGATATTGCAAGAACGCTTCCTGCATTAAAACAAACGGACTTCTTAATGGCAATCTTTAAGATGTTTAATCTTTACATGAGTCCGATTTATGAAACGGGTGTAGTAATTGAGCCGAGAGATACTTACTTTACAAATGATATTGTTGATTGGACTGACTTGTTAGACACATCTAAAGACTTTACTATTAAGCCTCAGGGACTACTTGAAAATAAAGAGTTAGTCTTTACATACGCTGACAATGGCGATGACTACAATAGAGACTTTAAACAGTCAACTTCTTTTAACTATGGTTATAGAGATTTAATCTTCGACAACGAGTTTGTAAAAGAAACTAAAAAAGTAGAGATACCTTTTTGTTTAATTCCTTTAAAAAAGGATGACGATCAAAATGTTATGATGCGAACCGTATTTGATGGTATGGCAATGGAGAAAAGTCCTAAACCTATCATTGCTTATTTTGGTGGCATGAAGTCAGGGCGTTTAAGGTATTGGAATTTTAACAATACAACTGCTACCGACTATACAACTTATCCATTCGCTGGACACATCGATGACTTAACCGCCCCTAATTATGACCTTGCGTTTGATGTTCAAGACTTCTACTATTATCTAACTCCCAATGCAAATGGAGTTACCACAACCGACAATAATCTTTACAATCAATTTCATAAATCACAATGGGAACAAATAGGCAATAAAGATTCAAAACTTATTGAAGCTTACTTTAAACTTAGACCAAATGACATAGCTAATTTAGATTTTAGAAAGACTTATTGGATTAAAGACAATGCTTATCGACTTTTGACTGTTCAAGATTACAACCCTAACGGAGATTCAACAACCTTATGTAAACTATTAAAGTTCGCATATCAATCCGTTTTTGTTCCTACGATTACAACGGCAAACGGGGGCAATGGACAAGGAGAGAAAGACGGTGGCTACAACACAACCTCAGGAGTAATTAAGAAAGGCATCCTTGCAACGGGTGGCAATGTCATAAACGATAATACTGTCGGCATAGTTGTGACGGGCAAAGGGAATAACTTAGGGGGCGATAACTCAAATGTAATGATTGCAGGGGATAACAACATTATCTTACCAGGCATTACCGATGTGATGTTAATTAACTCAAGCAATTTAACCATTGCAGAAAGTCATGTTACCTACATTGATGGGATTCAATACACGGCTTCTAAGAAGTACGGAGCGTTTCACGATGAAACCATTCAAAATGTCGCACTCATTAACACAAATTATGAAATCACTTTAACAAATACCGATTTAAGTAACGGAGTTTCTTTAGGTGCGCCAAGTTCAAGAATAGTCTTTGACAATTCAGGGATATATAATATTACTTTTAGCATTCAGTTAGTGAATGAATCAGCGCAAATACAAGATGCAAATATTTTTTTAAGAAAAAACGGGACTAATTTGACTCAATCCAATAGTCATCTTTCAATGCTGGAAAAACATGGGAGCAAAAATGGTGGGGCTATTGTAACGGTTAATTTCTTATTGTCAATGAGTGCAAATGATTATATCGAATTAGTTTGGAACACAACCTCAACGGATGTTAAAATTGAAACTATTCCTTTAATCGTAACTCCAAGTACTCCTGCAACCCCAAGTGTAATTATCACAATACAACAAATTTAAAAATGGCAAAAACTAAAATAGAAGTCGACCTGGTCATCAAAGGTGGCGAAAGCGTTGAACAAGTCGAAAACAAAACCAAGAGTTTAAAGACTCAGCTAAAAGAAATGAAGACTTTATTGGCTTCAGGAACTTTAGATAATGAAGCATTTAAAAAATTATCACAAGAGGCAGGACAACTACAAGACCACATTGCCGATGTTAATCAACAAGTAAATAACCTCGCTTCAGATAGTAGAAGACTTGACGGTCTTATTGGAATAACTCAAGGTATAGTCGGGGGGTTTGCTGCCGTTCAAGGTATTACCGCTTTAGTAGGGGATGAAAACGAAGACTTGCAGAAGACAATGGTCAAGCTTCAAGGAGCAATGTCAGCTCTTGCAGGAGTTCAAGAGATCCAAAATGCACTACAAAAAGAAAGTACATTTATGATGGGAATTGCAGACCTTAAAGCGAAGGCATTATCCGTTTCAACAAGACTATATGCATTCGCAACTGGTGGAGCGACTACGGCAACCAATGCTCTTAGAATAGCACTAATTGGTTTAACTACGGCAGGGATAGGAATTGCAATTGTTGTTCTTATGAAGTATGTTGAAGCATTGAATAGACAAAAGGAAGTGGAGAAAGAAAGATTAAAATCTTTAAACGAATACAATGACGAACTTATTAAAAATAGTGTAGACACAAAGATTCAGACAAATAGCATTATACAATTACAAACAATTCTTAATGACAATAATAAAACATTAGCAGAAAAGAAAACTGTTTATAAAGAATTACAAACTTTAATCCCGTCACTTACTGAGTACACATACGAACAAGCCAAAGCAGAGGGTGTATTAAACGAAGCGATAACTAATGAGATAGCATTAATTGGGTTAAGAGCTAAGGCAACCGCACTTGAAAATTATGTAGTCAAGGAAGAGGAAAAGAAACTTGCTCAAGAACAAATTTCAAATGCAATTAAGCAAGTAAATGATTTATCAAAAATAAATAAATTAAAGTCAGAGGGAAATTATGTTACTGAGTTAAGCACTAAAAATATCGCCAAGTCATTAACTCCATTGGAACAACTTGCAAAGGTTAACCAAGATATTATCGACTTACAAACAAAGCAAAATATAATTAAAGAAAAGGGCGAGAAAATAAGTGTAGACAAACCAAAGATAAATAAAGAAACTGATGCGGAGAGAGATGCAAGAGTTAAGAAATTAATTGCAGAACAAGAAGCAAGAGATAAGGAACAAGCAATATTGCTTGAAGAAGATAAGGTAGATAGGTTTGCACAAATTAGGGCGGTTGATACTGAAAATATTATAAAAGATTCTCAAAGCAAATTATTTGCATTAGGGGAATATAATAGAGAGGTTTTGAATGCAGAGCAAACTTTAGTGGATGCAAAACGAAACGCTTTAGAAACTGGCTTTAATATTGCTAATCAATTTACGGGTAAGAATAAAGCTTTAGCCGATACTTTATTTGCAATCCAAAAAGGTGTCGCTATTGCTCAAATTGTAATTGATACACAAAAAGAAATTGCAGGATATTATTCAAATCCAACTTGGAAGCTATTGCCTGACGGTGGTTTGTCTTTAGCATCCGCCGCAAGTGCAGGAGCAAAGATTAGAGCGGCTACAAGTATCGCTTCTATTGGAGCGACAACAGTCGGAAAGTTTATGGGTGGCGGTAGTGGTTCGGTTGGTGGCTCAACGGGTGGTGGTGGTTCGGTTTCAAGTCAACCGCCGAGAATGGATAAGTTTGAAAGCAATCGCCCTCCAATGAATCCAAATCAAAGAGTTTATGTTTTAGAAAAAGACATAACCGATTCTCAAGGCAGAGTTGCCAAGATAAGACATAACGCAACATTGATATAAGTCTATATTGTATCTTAATTACTTTTAAATATTATATAAACAATGAAGCTACCTTTATATGTTTTAGACATTGATGAAAGTTTGGAAGATGAAACTTCAGTATTCGCAGTCGGTTTAGTTTTACAACCCGCAATTGAGAGGAATTGGCACACCTTTTCGGCTGAAGAACCTATAGTAGAGCATAAATTTACTGTAATTGATGAGGAAAAAAGAATATTAGGTGGCTTTTTAATGGTCGCTGAACAACCTATTTACCGCAGAGATGAAGATGGTACTGAGTATTATGTCAAATTTACCGCAGAAAGCATCGCAAGAATCGTCAATAAGTTAGCAAAGAGTGGAAAACCACTAAGTTTTAACCTTAACCATGACGATAATCAACCCGTAAAAGGGGCTTATTTACTAAGTCATTTTATAATTGACAGTAAATTAGGCATGAAAACGCCCGATAACTTCACTCCTGCTCCTGATGGTTCTTGGTTTGGCTATGTAAAGATTGATGATGAATCAGTTTGGCAGAAAGCCAAGGATGGAGATATAAGAGGTTTCTCAGTTGAGGGTTACTTTAACGATATAAAAGTAGATGAAGCCGAGCAAACTGAATACGAAGAATTAAAAAATAAAATAATATCGAATATGGAATTTAATAAATTAAAAAAGGTTTTGGGCGAAGACCTAACGAATCAACTTAAGAAAGTTTTTTCTGAAGAAGCTCCAATCGTAGAACCTGCGATTGAATTTGTAGAGACAAGCTTGTTAGACGGAAGCGCAATCGTTAAAGGAACTATCGCAGTAGGCGAAACAGTTACTTTAGTTTTGCCTGACGGTAGCGAAGTTCCTGCTCCAGACGGAGAACACACTTTAGAAGGTAATGTTGTTATCACTGTAATGGGTGGCGTAATCGAAGAGGTTGCAACTGCCGAAGAGGAAAGCCCATTGATTGACGAAGCATTAATGAGTAAAGTAAACGAAGCATTGGAAGCTCAGGCAAATGACTTTAAGAATCAAATTGCTGAAATTCATTCAAAGTATGCTCAAGAAATTGAAGCATTAAACCAAAAGGCAACTGCATTGTTTTCAGCAGTTGGAATCCTTGCTAAGACCGAAGAAGTTGAAGAAGTTAGCAAAGATGCAAAGAGAAAAAGTGCATCAGTTAGCGCAAGTCAATTCTCAAGATTAACTGAAATATTAAACAAAATAAAATAAAAATAAGATGAAACTTAAAAAATTCGCCTACGATACTACTGGTCTTCCAGCAGTCGTAAATGACCAATCACTTGAATTGTTGATCCGTTCTTTCTACGAAGGAAAGACAGGAGCAACTTTCGCTAAGCAAACAGGTATCAAGAGTACTGCTGATTTGCACTACATCACAACAGAATTGTTCTACCAAGCTGACACTGCTTGTGCGTTCAACGCATCGGGTAAGACTGGCTTTTCTAAGAGAACCATCACAGTTGGTAAAATCAAAGTTCAACAAGAGTTCTGCGCAAAAGAACTTGAAGGATTTTGGACTGAGAGAGCATTGCGCCCAGGCACTATGTATGACTATATTGCATTCGAAGCTGACTTCACTAACTTCCTTGTAGGTTTATTGACTGAAGCTAAAGAAACTGCATTATGGCAATCTGCTATTGGTGGTTCAGGTGGTTCTAACTTAACTCAATTTGATGGTTTCAACAAAATCATCCTTGATGCAAGTGCTACTACTATCAACGGTAACCCAACAGGTATCACTACAGGTACAGGAATCACAACTGCTAACGTAATAGGAATATTTGACGGTATGTGGGCTTTATTGCCAGCGAAGTTGAAAGGCAAAGCTGATTTACAATTTATGTGTGGTGGAGATACCTTCGACAAATTGATTCAAGCTTTAAAATCTGCTAACTTGTTCTTCTATGATGGTGTCAACGGAAGTGCTTATCAATCTCAAGAGTTAATACTTCCAGGAACTGGTATTAAGGTAATTGCTTACTTCGGTTTAGATGGAACTAACCGCATCCACTTAGGTAGAACTTCAAACTTTATCATCGGAACTGACTTAGAGTCTGACGAAGATATGTTCAACATCCGTGAGAATCCAATCTCATTGACTATGATGCTTGATATCCACTTCAAAGTTGGAACTCAGGTGAAATTCCCGAATGAAATCGTAACATTTAAATTAGTATAATCATGGCTTGTTTACTATCAACTGGATTCACATTGGACTGCCGAGATAGTATTGGCGGAGTCGATGAAGTTTACATCGGAGAATTAGAGTATTTGAACACTGCTACTTTCGCAAGTTCAGCGGGTGCGGTTACTGTAATGGCAATGACGGGTGGCAAGAAGTTCTACAAATATGAACTTCGCAGAAACACCGCAGAGGCTAAAGCAGACAACGCAGGTGAGGTTACTTCAGGAAGTGGTTACATTATGCAGTCAGTTGAATTTTCTTTAGATAAGTTCGATGTTGCTAAACGTAACGAGATTAGAGTTCTTGCTCAAAAACCTTTAATGTTTATCGTTAAAGATAAAAACGGTTTGTTTAGTTTATACGGTTCTGAGAATGGTCTTGACCTTTCTACGGGAACGGCAGGAACTGGCAAAGCAGCGAGTGACCTAAACGGATTTGTTTTGACATTTACAGGCGAAGAGAAGACTTACCCATTGGGCGTGTCTCAAGCAATTGTAACTTCATTAATCTAAGAAATAATAATTAAATTAAAGGGAGGCTTTAGGGCTTCCCTTTTTTTTTGTACTTACTTTAGTTTTTAATATAATGTAAGTAATGGTTAGACTTAATTTAGGAAGCAATGTGGTTGTATTGACTTTATCCGAAAAGGTAACTATTGCAACGCCTAAGTTTTTATTCGAGTTTATAAATAATCAGACTCAACAAAAGTACTATTGTATTGCAAGTGATACGAGCCTTTATACTGATAGATATAATAAATTTACCATTGTGGTTAAGACTACAACGCCGAGTCCTTTAATTGGCGAAATTCAAATCCCTTTAGGGGATGAATACACCTACAATGTTTACGAGCAAGTGAGTTCAACAAATTTAGTCCCTACGGGTTTGACGGTAGTTGAAAATGGACTAATGACCTATGATAAGACTCTGACTTCAAGAATTGAAAACGAATCTAACCTAACAAGAAAAGCCTATGAGCCAAACTAATAACTATTCATTCAGCAAGTTTCCCCTTTACGCTAATGAAACGCCCATTTTTCGCAAACAACCTAACATGGTTTATGTGCCTTATGGAAAGAACAATGATTACTCAGACTATTTATCTTATCTTTATAACAATAGCGGAATACACGGTGCGATAATAAAAGGTAAGGCTACTTATATTTTTGGAAAAGGTTTTAAAATTAAAGCCGATTGGAACGGCGATAAAATAGGTTTACAAAAAACTTTAAACTCGATTAATAATTCTCAGACGGCTGATGAATTAGCAAGAAAGAAAATCTTTGAACGTACTCTTTACGGAGGTTGTGCTTACTTAATTGAATGGGATGTTTTTGGAAATATTAAATCAGTAAAGCTTCAACCGTTCAACACGATTAGAACTTGCGTAGATAAGTCGGAGTTTTACATATCTAAGGAATGGACAAGAGAACAAAGCACTAATTCTAAATGGAAAAAGAGCAACGGCAGACTTCCTGAAGATACGGTAACTCTTCCAGCGTTTAACCCTTTAAAAAGAGAGGGCAAACAAATCCTTTACCTAATAGACGATAATCCTGCAAGTGACATATACCCTTTACCTGAGTACAATAGCGGTGCTACACCAATAGAAACGGACATAGAGTGCAACTTCTTCCAACTTAACAATGTTAAGACGGGATTCTCAGCAGGAACAATGGTCACTTTCTTTAACGGAACGGCTATCAATGACGAAGAACAACTCGAAATTGAACACGCTTTTAAAAGTAAAGCGAGTGGAACGGACAATGCAGGAGAAATACTTTTAAACTTTCAGAATCCAAACACAACCGCACCGACCATCAGTCCTTTAAGAAGTAACGATTTAGATAAACAATACGAGCAATTAAGCAAAGACACTATAAATAAGATTCTTTATTCTCATAGAGTTTCTAACGGTTTACTTTTCGGCATAAAGACTCCTGGCGAACTTGGTGGAGGTCGGTCTGAATTTGATTTGTCTTGGGAACACTTCTCCAATACTTATGTAAAGCCAAAGCAACAAGAAGAAGAAGAGGACATGAATTATATTCTAAGTCTTTATGGATTTATAGGTAACCCCGTTGAATTGACCTCACTCGATCCAATTGGAATTGAATTGACCTCAGAAGTAATAAGCAGAACTATTGATGCGGACTCATTTGCTGAGATGGTGTATGCAAGATTAGGAATTGAAAAACCTAACCTTGTAAAGAAGGATGACATCTTAACTATTATTAATTCTAATCCTATCATTGCTCCAAAGATTCTTGAAAGTTTAACAACTAACGAGATTAGACAATTAATAAGCTTACCTGCAATTTTGGGGGGCGATGATTTAAAACCGAGCGCATTCTCTACGGAAGAAGATTTTATCTTGTCTAAGTTTTTAGAAATTGGCGAGCCTGCCGAGAATTACACTATAGTTAAATCTTGTTTTGTTTATTCGGACTCCGATAATTTTGCAAAGGAAGATGACGATAAATTAATAGAGGCAATAAAGAAAGGTAAAAAGATTAAGATTTCTGACTTGGCTAAGAAATTAGGACTAAGCGAAAGTGAAATCTATAAAAGTTTAGAACGCTTAAATAAGAGTAATACTTTATTAGTTGACTATACGGAATCTAATGGAGAGGTAAGCATCACTCCGAAAACAATCCAAGAGCCAGAGACTCAAGAAATAGGATTAGAGACTAAATGGAGATACACAACTAATTTAAGCCCTCAACTTTTAAGTACTTCAAGACAGTTTTGTAAAGATTTGATTAATGCAAAACAATTATACTCAAGAGAGCAAATAAATAATATGCAAAATGAAGCAAATACAAGAGGTTATAATGAAGATGTATTTAAATATAAGGGCGGATGGCAGACAATTAAAGGGACAGTCACTCATATTCCAAGTTGTCGGCATTTTTGGGAGAGCGTGTTAGTAAGTAAGAAAAAATAAAATGAGTTTAAAACCACTTTTCGTATCCACCGCAACCATTAAAAAATATGGTGTAATTGAAAACAATGTCGATGACAAGTTAATTGCTCAGACTATCATAATGGTGCAAGATTTACAACTTCAACAAATTTTAGGCTCAGACCTTTACAATGAAATTGCAAACCAAATAAACGCATCTACTTTAACGGGTTTAAATCAAACTTTATTAGACGAATACATCAGAGACTTTATTATCAACGCAACCATTGCTGATGGGGCAATAATTTTTAACTATAGATTCAGTAATAAAGGCGTAGTTACTCAAAACTCGGACAATCAACAACCAGTAAGTCAAAGAGAACTTGAATTGATAGAACAAAAATGGGGGCGCATGGCTGAGTTTTACGGTAAAAGACTTTCGGGTTATTTAGCTGAAAACTCAAATATTTATCCTTTGTGGATGTCGGGAAATAATAAATTACAAGACATTCAATCAAGAGAGTTAGGATATGGCACAGGCATTTATTTAGGACGGTCAAGAAGAACAACAACAAACAATGAGCGAAAATATTACCCATACTGTAAAGATTGCTAATAAAAAAATCACTAAAAAAAACTTGCAAAAGTTGATGATTTATATTGAAAAGAAAAAATGATAACTAAGAATACCTTATATCAGTACTTCAAAGATTTTGCCGACAATCATCTGCAAATTAAAGACTATGGTTATGGAGACCTATGGGAAATTAGTTCGTCTACGGCTACGCAATACCCTTTATTTTGGGTATCTCCTCAACCATCTTCAATTAGTGGTAATGATATTATTTATAACTTTAACATTTTAATAGGCGATAGGCTTGAGGATGGCGATGGCAATAAAGTAGAAGTTGAGTCGGACACTTTCCAAATTGGATTAGATTTATTTGCAACCCTTAATCTTCACACCGAATTAGACCTTGACAAGAGTAGCACATTTACCCCATTTATACACGACTTTAAAGATAGAATTGCAGGACATTTAATTACCTTGAGCGTATCAGCTCCATTTAATTACGATGAATGCGCAATACCCCAAATATAAAAAAAAATAAAAAAAAATATGACAAGTTTAGAAAGAATTTCAGGAGCGGTAGGGAGTCAATTAGTAACTGGCACTTCCACAGTAACAAGAGTATTTAGTGCTTTAAGCATCAACGCTGATGCGGTAATAGCCGAAATATACTATGACAACGATTTAACCACAAACCAAGTGACGGCATTGGGAATCAACGCACAAACATTGACGGCAGGATCGATTATGTTTTGCAAGAACGATGTCCAATTCGGCAGAATTAAATTAACTTCAGGTTCGGTATTTATTCATTAATATGCTGACTGTTGGATTAAATTTAAAGCCAAGAGTTAAGAAAGGTTTTGACTCAGATGCTCAAGCATTTTTTACAAGAGTGACGGTTGCAGGGGGTACACTTTCCGCAACGGAAAAACTTGCGACTAATCAACTTGTACTTGATATGAAGAGTGCAGGGATATGGACTTCTATGAAAGCCATTTATCCAATGGTCGGTGCAAGTGCAGCAGCTTGCGCTCAAAACTTAAAGAGCAGTTCATTTACTGGTAGTTTTACAAGTGGATGGACATTTGCAAGCACTGGTGTAACTCCTAACGGAACAAGTGCATATATGGATACTGCATTAAATGCAAGCACACAATTAACACAAAATAACGCTTCGTTTTCAATATATAATAGAACTAATAGTGATGGGACTAGATGTGATATTGGCTGCACAGATTCAATAGCAGCAGCAAGATTAATAACTATTTATTCGCGACAAACTAATGTTATTAATGCTGATATAAATTCAACAGCATCAAGAATAAGCGTTGCAAATACAAATTCAATTGGTTTTTATTTAACACGAAGAACTGCTAATAATATTTTTAAATTAAATAAAAATAGTGTTAATATTGGGAATAATACTACAACCGATAATACTGTTATGCCAAATTTCAATATATACTTAGGTGGAATACCATTTTTTAGTCAATTTTCTAATCGTGAATACGCATTTTCCTCTATAGGAGATGGTTTAACAGATTTACAAGCATCAGATTTTTATACCAATGTGCAAACATTTAATACAACATTAAGCAGACAAGTTTAAAATAAAATAATATGAAAGGTTATCAATTAACAATAGAACAAAAAGAATCAATTCAAGGCGTGGAATACACCCCTTACCAATTTTTTAATTGTGTTCAAGACATAGACAATGTATGGTTTACATTCTTGTCTGAGTCTGACATCGTAGCAATTACAGGCACTGAATGGGCTTGGATATTAGATTGTCCATTAGTGGAATATGTTCCACCAACGCCACCACCATTCCCTAACGAATAATTTGCCGATACCATATGAAAAACATGAATGATAATATAGCTGACCTACTACTCACTACAAGTGTACTTGGCACTATTGCCCATTACTCTTCCCTTATGCAACCTATCGTCAGTTTACTTGCGGGATTAATTGCAATTATTTCAGGTGTCTTCGCAATTAGGTACTATTATTTAAAATCTAAAAACAATGGCTAAAGCAAAAGTAGAATTAAAATCATTTAGGAAAAAAACTAAAAAGAATGGAAAAGGTATCCATTCAAAAAATAATAAACCAAGCAAAAAGTATAGGGGGCAAGGCAAATGTCGATGAGAAAAACAAACACACCAAAATGGTTAAGTATAACCAGGAAGATAATGATTTATATCGGGGGTGCAACTTTCTTGCCTATGCTATTTGGTAAAATAGGAATTAAAGATGTTGAGTTTGCACTTCAATGTTGGCTCGGAGCTTTAGGCTTATTGCAACTTTACATAGATAGTAAGTATAAAAAAGAACAAGATATTTACAAGCCATGATTGACCAAATAACTTTAGACCGAATAGAGCTTCTACACCCGAAGATAAAAGAAGAGGCTAAGGCTTTATACTCCGAGATATGTCAAACGCTCTCTAATGGGGTTATATGCCGTTTCTCGCACACATTAAGAACTATTGAAGAGCAGAACGCTTTATATTCTAAAGGTCGCTCAATTAAAGGACAAGTTGTAACCAATGCAAAAGGCGGACAATCGTTTCATAATTTTGGCTTAGCAATAGATATTGTTTTAATCGTGGATGGTAAGGCAACATGGGAAAGAGGTAAGGACTTTGACAAAGACGGTCAGGCAGATTGGATGGAAGTTGTAAAGATATTTGAAAAGTACGGATGGTTTTGGGGTGGCAATTTTAGAACCTTTAAAGATTATCCGCATTTTGAAAAGACTTTCGGGTTGACAACTAAACAATTAAATAACAAAGAAAAAACAGGAAACTATCCGAAAATATAATTATCTTTGAACAGTAATAAGTTGTTGTTTTTTCATAAGTAAAAGAGCCTCTCAGAAATGGGGGGTTTTTTTATGACACAATTCTTTTAAAAGCCATCCCATAAAACTATATGCAAATGTTTGCTATTCCATACATTAAGCTACTTATTATATCTTAATGCACATAATATCGTACATTGCAATATGAAATAATATTTTGTTTTGTAAGTTTAAATGTGTAATATTGCAAAATGATTGAGAATTTAATAACAGTAAGAAACTTCGCCCTTAAAAACGGGAAGACTACCCAATGGGCATATGACCAAGTCAGAAAAAAGACGGTTAAATCGGTGGAAATTGACGGTGTTAAATTCATTGTAAAATGACCGAGAAAGATTACATCCAGTTTATTGAAACCGAACTTAAAAAAAAGTATTCAATGATTAAAACTGTTGAATACGAGTGGCGTTATACTATCCACTTTGGACAAACTGAGTTTGTATCCTTTGCGAACTTACAAAAGTCAACGATTAAACCTTTGATGTCTCAGGGTATTCTACCACTTACAATTAAAAACTTATTAAAATGATTTCAATTTTCAAACCAAGTTATTTGCTTTTATTAAGTGAGAATCCTTGCGATTTGTTTACTTATTTTAAAGTTGATGAAATGCACGGATTAAGCCTTGCAGAATGTGAAGCCTACAAGAATACCAAGTCAGATTCTTACTTTGCTGGGATGTCAAACATCATCCCAAACACTGACAAACGATTTGTTTATATAAACCTATCAAGATGTGGCAGTGACATTGAAACAATGGGATTGGTCTTTCACGAAATGATGCACCATTCATTTTGGCTACACAATTATGATGTAAACAAAGAAGAGGAAATAATAACTTGGGCAGAGGAGGAGAGTTACGAAGTAATAAAAACAATTAAAAACTTACTAAAATGAGCAATAATAAGTGCAACATATAGCACAATAAGATACAATGAGCAATAAAAGATACAAAAAGTTGCACAATAGTGCAATATATGACACATTAACTCGGAAATTATCCGAATACAAAGCAATAAGTTGACCAAATTTATACTCACAGTATAAATAATAGCAAATAAACAAACCAATAAATGAAATATAAATTAATTTTAATAATCTGCTTACTGGCATCATGCCAAAGTTACCGGGCAGAACGCAAAATCAGTAAACTTAAACAATGGGGTTACTTGTCCGACTCAACCATTACCCGTTATGACACGATTAGAGGGTGGCAGAGAGATACATTTATTAAGTTTGATACAATCAATAGGGTTGATACGATAACCACCCTTAAAAACGGAATTAAAGTGGTTACTTATATAAAGTGGAAAGAAAGAGAAGTGACTCAAATTGTAAGTCAAAAGGATACAATCTTTGAACATAAGTTTAAAACCAAAGTAATTACTAAACCTGTTAAGTGGTGGAACAGATTCAAAATTGGTTTAATCTTTGGAATTATCGGAACGATTGCGATGTTTTACTCCGCTTATAAATTCAATAAATTATGAACTTGAAAGAACAACAACAACATTTTAAAGAGTTGACTAAACTTATGGAGCATATATTGTTTTCAAAAGGCGATGACTACGCAAATGCAGACCGTTTAAGCAACTTTAAACTAAGCGGAGCTATCTCAGGGACTAACGCTCGACAAATAGCCTTAGACTTAATCGCAGTAAAAGTTTCGAGATTAGGAAACTTATTCCATTCCGACAAAGTAAACAATGAAAGTATTTCCGATTCTATTTTGGATCTTGCCAACTATTCAATCTTACTTCACATGATAGTCAATGAGGGGACTTATAAGCAAATAGACAAACACACTTGCTTTGAAGCTTCACATTTTGAATGCAGATGCCAGGGGGAATGCGAACGTAATCCATCCAACTTATGATTTACCTACTTTTATATCTTATTGGTGCGATTTTGTGTGTGGGTTTCATAGGCCAAGACGATTCACTCTAAAAAATAATCGTTTGATTTTTAAACACTTAGACTTAATTACTAAAAATATTTA